TCACGTTTCTTATATATCACACGGTCTTTATAAATCTTTTCAATCATTTCAGGTAAGAAACCTTGACTATCTCTTTTAAACATTGCACCGTTAGGTGTTATACAAGCACCTTCTGTTTTTAAATAATCTAGGGGTGTCTTCTTACTCAACATTTTATTCACAGAAACACCAGATGGTTTAACACCTAATATTTTTTCGGGAGAAATATTATATTGTACAATAATATGTGGATAAAGAGAGTTGATATCAAAAGACACCACCCATTTTTGCATACCAAGTCTAGGTTCTTTCACATACGCACCTTCATACTTGGTGTCCTTTACGTGGTCCTCTCTAGGAGGTACACAAATCTTTTTTGTCATCAAGTGGTTTGCGATTAATGTATCCCAAACTCTCACCTGTGAGAAAATATCGTTATAGTTTACTTTAGTTTCATACGCAAAGGTTAAAGATAAATCAATTAACCCTAACTTGTCTTCTAAACCATCAACTATTTCTACGTCTTGAATATTATACTCTACGAATTTTTGAAAATCTTTTGTATAGAAATCTTTAAATGTTGGATATGGATTTTCTACTTTAGTTTCACCTAATTCAGTTTCACCTATAAAAGATAATCTATAACTCTCTTGTCTTACTGGTATAAACCATTTATATAAATCAAGATAATCTAACATTGCAATACCAAACAATGAATAATATGTATTAGGTCTACCTCTTATAATTATTTCTTCTTTATGTATTAAGTTCCAAGGCGACATTCTACTTGCAACTTTAGCACCTGCAACTAATTGAATTCTATTCATCAAGTATGGTAGGTCAAAGAATTTAGTATTCCAACCTGTAATAACATCTGGATAGTTCTTCAACCAGAATTTCATAAACTCCATTATTAAATGTCTTTCATCTGTACATTTAATATAAGTTACGTCTGTACGTAAAGTTTTAAACTCACCAACACCCCACGTTATAATTTGTTTGTTTGATTGATTTTTAACTGTAATACATAATAGTTCTTCAACTGGAGTATTTACTTCTGGAAATCCATTTTCACAGGTACATTCTATATCTAATGTAAATATTTTAATTAATTCTTTTGACCACTTAACTTGTTTTGTATACTTTTCATTGATGTATTGATAATGAAATCTATCAAGTCCATAGACTGGTGCATTTTTAGTAGCGACATCACGTTTAAATCTACGAGCAGCGTCAATAGATGAAAAAGTAATAGGTCTTAAATTATGTCCTTGTAATGATTTAAATTCTTCTTGATGTTGTGATACTGAATATAATGTTGGAGAAAAATTAATCCTCTCTTTAAACTCTTTGCTATCTCTTACACCTCTAACAAGTAGTTTGCCTTTATGTTCTATTACATTTTTATAAAAGTTCATCTGGTCTCAAATGGAGAATTAAACCGTCAAGGTCTTTAGTAAGTTTTATTTGACAACTTAATCTACTAACACCTGGTTTATATCCTCTTTCATATTCTAATTGTTCTTCTTCTATTGATAAGTCTTCTGGTTGTGGTACTTTGTCTATCCACTTCTCATCAACATATACGTGGCACGTACAACACATACAATTACCACCACAATCGGCAGGAATTTCTGGTATTGGTACGTGTGATTCAAATTTCGCTGCCTCCATTGCACTCAAACCTTCTTTAGTCTGAACACGAATCTTGGATCCGTCCCTTACAAAATATACATCTATCACTTATCTAATGTAGGCAAACCTGTTTCAGTTATTAACTGTTTTTTAGGTGTTACAATAGATGAAGTACTACTGACATAGTTTTGTTTAATATGTTCTTTTGGTTTTGTTATAGATACAACTTTATCTGCGTTGACTTCAACAATATCTCCATCTGAATATGGAGCATAAGGCGTCATCATCAACTGTATAGGTTGTCCCTTTGCTGATTGTGTTGGTATGATAACGTACCCTTTATGTATTGTGATAACTTTTGAACCTACTGTAATTTTTCCGATAACATCTTCTCCAGTTATCAATCTACAGATTAAGATTTCAGTTTCGCTAAGTGCCATTATATTTCTCCTTGATTATAATATATCATAGAATTAAAAATTAGTCAATGCTAGTTCTAGGTACAAATGGTGTATACCCTCGTTCTTCTGCTTTTTGGTCGTCTTCTCCTACAATGGCATTAACTTCTGGAACATAATGCTTAAGCATATCTTCCACACCTTGATGTAATGTTTGTTTAGACATTGCACATCCTGAACAACTACCTGCTAGTTCTAATTTTGCAACACCTAAATCCATATCAAAGTCTAAATAATTTATAAACCCACCGTGTTGAGCCACAGCAGGAGCAACTTTATCTTCCAAGATAAATTTAATGTCCTTTGCTATCTCTTCTTTACTTCTGGTTATCTCAACCATTGTAGACCTTTCTTTAGTTTTTTTGTAAGTTAATTGCTGAATTGCCTTTAGGCGTTTCAGTAATATCAAAAGATATTTGGTCACCTTCGTTCAGTTCTAAATTTGCTTCTTGAACCGCTGAAGAATGAACAAAAACATCTTTTTCGCTATCTTCTCTAGCGATAAATCCATAACCCTTTGTCGGGTTAAACCATTTTACTTTTCCGTTTATACTCATCTTATTTTTTATTTTCTCCTTTCTTGTCATCTAAACTATATTTTGTCGTAATTATATATTTTCTATTAGGGTTAACCATAACATTAAATCTATTCATAGTTTCCCTATCAAATAATATTTTAGATTTTTCATCCCTATCATCTAGGGTAAATTCTACTTCTTTGTAATATCCACCTGCAAATTTTACATCAAGTTTAATTACTATTCTTTCTTCTTTATAATCTCTTAATCCACCTACTTCAATTGTTTGCTTACGTACTATATCGTTTGATAGTGTCTTACCTTCTAACGACCAAGTAACTTTACCACCTGATTTTTTTATTTTATCAGCGTGTATAACAGACGTACCTGAATTACCTGTATCAAATTTACCTACTATACGTCCAAATGGATGTATGTAGACAACTTCTTTATACCCACACATAGTTGGAACTTTTTTCCAATGTGTTCTATCTTCAAAGTGTTGTATAATTTCTTTACTTAAATTTCTATTTGTTGCTTCTTCTATACCTTCTGTACCTGGTGAAGAGTTAACTTCAATAACAAATGGTTCTTCGTTTACTCTATCTGCTGACGGTATAAAATCTACTGCAACCCATTGACCATCTACTGCCTTAGCAGCTTTTAAACTTTCTTCTGTTTCTAATTTTGTTAATTTTAATTCTTCTACTTCTGCACCTCTTGATACATTACTTCTAAAATCTCCTGGCACTACGTGTCTTTTCATAGCAGCAAATACTTCACCTTGTAATACTAAAACTCTAGCATCCCATTTAGTTTTTATATATTGCTGTAATAATATATCAGAATCCTCATCTTGTTTATTAAGTAATTGTACTATTGAATCTAATGATTTTTCTGATTCAATAAACAAGACACCAACTCCTTTTGAACCTCTTAATGTCTTTAAGATAACAGGAAACTTTTCTTCTAAACTATCAAAAGATTCCATTGAATTTTCTGGATCAGTTACCAATACTGATTTAGGTTGTCTAATACCATAGTCTGCTAATCTTAATGAAGTTCTATATTTGTCGGCACACATACTAACACATTCTCTACTATTAACTACACACACTTGGTGTTTTTCTAATCTTGATACCAAGTCCATCCAACTATCTCTACGTACTACTGAACCTCTTACAATAGCAACTGTATCTTTTGCTGATACTCTAAATCCTTTTTTGTCATCTTGATTATGGAAATACATTTCTCCATCATCTTCAACGGTTACATACCCACCAGTATTTCTATAGATGTATGACTTATGACCAAGCTTATCTGCTTGTTTCATTAAGTTTTTTGCTGTATGGAAGTTTAAATCATTTTCAGGTTCATCTGATATAATGATTAATCTATATGGTCCAGAAGTTTTTGCTTCTGTTATGTAATCTTTGAATTTTGGTATCTGCATTTATTCATCACTCATTGGACTCGTAGTTGGTGTTTTTTTAAATTCTTTTTTCTTGTCGTCCACTTTCTTCCCAATGTTGTACTTAGCAGATAACGTCCACTCTTTCTTTTCTTTAAATGGTAATACTTTTATCTGACTCAATGGTGCTTTATCTTCTGTTATATCCTTTTTAACTATATCAATTAAGTTCCAATCTTGTAATAATAAAGATATGGTATTTCTTCTTTGAATATCGTTTTGAGTTAATGTAGATTTTTTACCATCTAATGCAAATAATTCCTTGAAATGGACTATATAATATTTGCCTTGCTTGTGTAATATATGACAAGATTGATATAATGTTTTATCTTTACGACTCGCCACACCTATTCTTGTTAACGTTTCCCTGACTTTTAAAAAATCATCAGGTTGTTTAATGGTCACCTCAAGCATATCGCCTTGTGACCAACTAATAATATCCTCACTCATTTAAACTTTCTCCCACCTTGTATAAGGTTTAATTTAAGTCTTTCAATTTGGTCATCTGTAAGTATGTTGAGTACTTCCTTTGCTTTTGTATTGCTATATCCATAATACCTTTTTACAATGTCTAGGTTCTTCAACTTGGTTTTTGATAACCACCTACCTCCAAATCGCCTTTTCTTTCGTATACTATTTATTAAATAGTGAAATTGCATACGTTTAGATAGAAAGTGTAGTCCGTTCATTTCATTACTATGCATTATGGTATCATAGAACATAGATAGACAACGGTTAATTACAAAGGGTGGGTACTTCTTTTCCCAAGTCGGGTCTGGTGTGTCTAATAAATTCTCTTTTGATTCATTAATAGCTTTAAGATAATCTTTTAGTTCGTACATAATTTGTGCTGTATCTTCTCAATAACATTTTCTCTTTACCTTCAATGTCTGTTAATTTTGTGATAGCTGGTTGCAATCTTTTTATTTCGTATCTAATATCTCCATTATTCATCTGACCTGTGGTATATCTAAAACCTTTGTCTACTTTATATAGTGAAGATACATTACTTGCTGATGTAGGACACTCTACAATATAAAACCCATCCATACATTTTTTAAGTTGATTCGTTTTAAGAGTAAAACAATCTTTAGTATAATAGCGAGTTTGTGTTTTAACTTCAACTCGTTCACCTTCTACTAATAAATCTTTATGACTATCAAAAGGATCAATAGAGTGTTCTACTACTTTACCTGCCCTAGAATAGTAATTACTTACTATCTTTTCACCTATTTGACCGAGTACTGCTTTTCTATCCATCATTTCATCTTGCCCCTTTTTTTATATTAGCAATATGCTCCATAGGTTGTAAATTACTCCAATGAAAACATATGCGTTGCTGTTCTGGATCGGTTAAATTAAATTTAGAACACGCTTCAATATGGTCTACATCCCAACCTCCTCTACCATAATTCTCTTTTGTCATCCAAGGTTCAAATTTAGATTCTAAATGAGTCCATAATTCATCAATTGTACAACCAAGTAATTCCATAGTTGAAGCTGACTTATCTTTACCTTTTAAAAGTTTATACAATCTGCTTCGTAAAGAATCAACTATTCTATAATTGGGATCCGTTAGGCGTTTATTCTTGTCCCATCCTCTTCTCCATTCATCTATTCGGTCTTTATTTTTTAATTTCCATTCTTTTTTATGTTTTTTTACTTCGGGTCTACTATCGTATTCTTTTTTATGTTTTTTTATTTTTTCTTTATTTTTTAAACGGTATTCTCTTGAATATTTTTTATACCATTCTCTATATTTTAAACGGTATCTTTTATAGTATTCTTTTTTACGTTCTTTATTTTTTAAATACCATCTTTTATCGTATTCTTTTTTACGTTCTTTATTTTTTAAATGGTATTGTTTATAGTATTCTTTTCTATTATTTGCTTTCATTATTTAAACTTACAGTTTGCCATTACTTCTGTTAAACAAGCGACCATATTAATCTCTTGGTCTGCTACAAAAGCTGCCTTGTATTGATACCCAGCAATAACTAAAACTGCCTGTGGTATAGATTGTGGTTGTAAATGTTTGTATAGTATTTCATATACCTTTGAAAATAATGCTGATGGTTCTTTATCTAGGTTTTGTATAACCCATTTTCTCATATCATTAAATCTTTTTTCTTTTAAAATTGCGATAAGTTGTTTAGTATCTGCTTCAGTTAAACTGAATAATATACCACTATCAATCTTACCTCTTACTGAATATCGTTGAAGTTCATTAATAGTTCTTCTAAAATCTGGAAAGTATTTCTGTATTAATTCTGCAATTACTTTTTTATCAAACTCTATCACTTCTTCTGTTAAGATACCACACAACCTATTCATAAGTTGTGTCATTATTTTAATTTTATCACCATTAGTAATCGCAAAATCAATAACAGTACATCTACTATGCAATGCTGGTAATATCTTATTCTTATAATTACAAGTAAAGATAAATCTACAATTCTTATAAAATGTTTCTATGAAATTTCTTAATGCAGGTTGAACGGACTCT